TTTACATCTTCAACATCTCTACGTCTTCGATGTGACCGGTGACGACTCTTCCATAACTATCAAAAGTTATTTTCGGGTTTCTTTTCATTAGTTTACCTCCTCAGTTCTGACTTCCTGACTTATTATAAGGACCTCGCTTGTATCCGGCTCTACGTCGGTTATCCGTGAGACCTGCAGGTAAGCAGAAAGGGCAAAGACCACTGAGAGGCCACTCAAGATAAGACACAACACCTGTAGCCCTATCCACCTTCTTTCGAGATATCCGAGCTTTTTCGTCATACTCATATTCAATGGTCGGAGCGTAGTCCTGACGTTCTGGGGTGTCCTCATTGTGGTATTCCTCCTCGATAATCTTTCGTAGTTGTTTGTTTTGTTTAGGGTCGATTAGCTCTGTTACCTGAGCCTGAATTCTTAGATAGGAAGGTTCTTCCGATACCCATTCCTCATAGAGAAAACGTATTCCTAAAGGCACTGTCTTCAGACGCTCCTTGCGAGCCTCTTCAGTAGGTGCATATAACAAGGGTGCAACTTTCATGTAGGCTCTCTGCAGGACATCCTGAGGACATCTACAATCACACTTTCTCGAACACGATCCGCAACATATAAGAGTGGATCTCGGACACCCGTAGTTTCTGAAGGGAATCTGTTTCGTCTCAAGAAAGTACTGACGGATGTCTTCAATCGACCACACATTACGATGCGCCTCAAGCATATCTGCATATGTTTCCTTTAGGTTACGTAATTGATTTTCTGGTTGTTTTAGTAACTGCTGGCCTTGCTCAATTATCGCGTGAGATGACTTTCCAACTCTGCCATTAGAAGCTCTCGCATCAGGGTCATACTGCCAAGTGTCACCCGAAATGTACGGACACGAGCACTTACGGTAATTCGCCTTGCGCTCAGTACCAGCAGTGTAGTTACTAAGTGCCATTCTTATCCTCCTCCTGCCAGTCACCCTCTACATACAATCTACGCATCTTCTGAAGCCTAGACATTAAATCCGATATGAAGATTGTGTAGGAAGAATCCTGGTTATCTTTAATACATTGAGTTATCTCTTCCGAGAACTCTACGTAGGCTTCACTACGCTTACACCAACCCTGTTCGCGCAACACCTGCTCAAGCTTGGCTTCGTTCTCTATATGACGACGCTCGCGCTCGGTGGATATAGCTTCGCCCATGAGTCTTGCAAGCTCTGTCATAGTTACACCATTTCCCATGACTTCAAGTACTCAACAACAGTAGCAATGAACTCTGCATTAGTAGGCTTGCCTCTGTCGGCGGATACAGTATATCCGAATACATCCTTCTGAAAATCTATATTGGCATGATGCCAACCAGACTCGATAGAATGACGCATAGCACGCTCTACTCTTGAGCTCTTGGACCCAAACGTTTGAGCAACGGTAGGATAGAGTACTTTTGTCATACGGTGTACCATGGACTCGTCTTTCAGCGTAAGCTTGATAGCTTCCTTCAAATAGTTGAAGCCGAGCAGTCTAGGGGACATTCCCAGATCTTTTAGGGTGTTCGAAATAGTAAGTTCTACGTTTTTCATCTTTAGTTCTCCTTGAATCTTATTCCATAAGTAGTTTCAATGTTCCCGCGCTTTGCACGGTAAATTTTAATACATCCGTCATCGTCCCAATCTGTTTGGATTTCAACGGTGATGTCCAGTCCACGCTCAATGAGCGTCTTTACATCTTTATTATATATCTCGAGGGTATGCCCTTTCAGGGGTATGTTGCGCCATAGGGCCTCTTTATACCCCTTAGGGTTCCATTCGCGCATTGGCCTCTGCTTGCCACAATATTGTGCATCGAGCCAAGGTGTAGCGAACTTGTATCCGCGCTTGTCCATTTCCTTGAGGACCATGTGGTGGTATACAGTAAGAGCATCCTCGCCAAGCGGATCTTCGTAAAGATATCCTACAGCCGCAGGTCGTTTACCCCAGCCATTGCCTCTCAGGTTGCAACAACTCATGTGCAAATCACACAAGCGTTTACCATCGAGCAACGGGATTAGCTTTGAGTGCCACAATCGCATTCGTTCACCTCCTTGGGAATGGGTATGAGCTTGAAGATGCACAACAAAGGACTCGGCTCAACCTGGAGCTTTCGGTAATCCTCCGAGAAGGGAACCTCAACAGCTTCCTGTTCGATTAAGCGCAGCAGCTCGTCAAAGCCAGGAGAGTCCATGTGTACATCCACTCGGAAGTGATGACTCTCGCCTTCGTACACTCGGCAAATCGTGACATTTAGGATGTCTTCCTGCCAAGGAGTGGCATTAGGTTGCACACCATATGAGTTGCCCCAGGGGAATGGGTAGCTCGGTGTGGTTGAGGGGTTTGCGGACTTAGTCGATAAGGGGTTAGCCCCAAGTGACTTGAGCACCGCTTCGGCCTCGTTGATTGTGAAGAATGGGTTCGCGTACTTGGTCATTTTATTTTCCTCCTTTAAAGGTTTTTACAGTTCATAGGCCTCAGGGTCTTTGGTCTCGTCATCCCATTCGTGCCAACGTCGATAGGCTTCATCCCAAGCGGGCTCGCCCTTATGTTGCGCATAGAGACGCTCGACCGCACTTTCGACCTCCGCAACAACGTCGTCAGGGGCGTGTCCATTCGGATCAAGCGCACCATCTAGAATCTTGAAGGCTACTTCCTCAAGCTCCTTATAAGCATCGGTCCAGTGGAAGTAGTTGTGGGCGCTGGGAATGAGTTTCATCGACGATTCCTCCTTCCGTACACAACGTACAGAGCAATGAACGCAGCAGCGAGCACAGCCCACACAGCAAGAGCAACAAGCGCCTCAGGATCTGCATCGGCCAGCGAGCCTTGACCATTGTTAGCGACTGTGTTGTTATTGATGCTCTCCTTGATTCCGTTGATTATCTGGATCATTTGAGTTACCTCCTTAAGTTGCGCCTGACCGGCGATTTAATGTTTTTGATTTTGGCCTGTTCTTTTTTCAATAATATTATACCACAGAATTGAGAAAAAATCAAGATAGTTTTGAAAAGTTTTTTAGGATTTTTTGGTGGTGAGTATTCGAAATCACTTGTATTAGGGAGTTAGACGAAAGGCTTCGTCTTTTTGTCTTAATCTTGATCTCAAAATTTGAACTCCCTGACTGATATAACAGCCTAATTGTTATTCTAACTTTACCTATCCTACCTAATTGTTATTCCTTTAGTTACTATTCTCTTATTCTCCTTTTTTTATTATATATTATTATATATATTATTATATATAAATAAATGGAGAATAATGAAATCTAAAAATGGAGGAACGATTAGGAAAGAAAGTTGGTTAGGTACATAGAGGTAAATAAATAGATCGAGATATCAGTCATATAGTTGTTTTTTCGAGATATAGAGTTATAGATGAAAAATATTTGCCTTTCGACTAATTCCCTGATGGGCGTTATTCTCAGTGATACCCTCACTGAAAGTAAACTAAATGAGAGGGCGGCGACACTTAATTTTAACTTGCGCAACCCTCTCGGTGCTTTAGTACTTGTTTCTAAAGAAGATTCCTCGGATGAGTCCGTACGCTAGTCCTCCAATGAAGAGGCCCGCGCGCCTTCCTGTTCTTGCGCAACTACGTCGCTTGTTCGGGCGTCTAGCCATTTAGTCCACCTCCGGATCGTAGTCAGGATAGTCAGGCTCGGCGTCGTAACGCTTTGACTCTTTAATGCACTCCTCGCAACAAGGGCCCAGGCCGGGGATGTTGTAGTAGTCGTCGCCTTCACGGATGGGCTCCTCACAGATTCTACAACGGTAGACACAAGCACGGTTATCTTCAGGCGGATCGAGCGGGCGTTCAGGGATATCAAAGTAATTCATTTGGTGCAACCTACCTTCCTTTTAGGGAAGAGGAGAGGCTTACGCCTCATCCCCTCCTACGAATTCATTGAGAATACCCTGCACGGTTTCAGCTTCTTCAGCCGTAGGCTCTACAGGATCGTTGTTGTCGTGGATGGTTCTAGGTTCGAACACAGGACCCTTCATCAGGAAGGTCGAGTGAGACCAAGCTCTAGGTTCAGTGTCACCCTGTTTCATGATGACGATGTGAGTTGCAGTCTTGTAGCAGATGTCGAAGGGTACTTCGTTGTCTTCACGGAGGTAGACTTTCTGACCTACTTCGAAGGCGCTCATGTCCTTGGTGAGAAGTACACCTCTCGAGGTCTGCGTAGACTCGTTCAGAGATTCCCAGTCGAGCTTCGATAAGTCGATTCCTTTGCGAGCGAAGGTCTTCGCAACTTCTTCGTAGTTTACTGCGTCAGGATCATAAGGCTGACCAGGGATCGGTTTCTTGGAGCACTTGAGTATCCAACCGTAGGAGAGTTCGAGAGACAGCGCGAGCTTACGAAGCGAGACGTTAGTATACTTCTCCATGTAAGTCCGGAGGTCGAAAGTAGTAGTCTCCTGCGCAACTTCTGCTGCTTCAGCAGTAGCGTCAGTGGTTTCAGAGAGTACTTCGGTAGTCGCATCGATCGCTTCTTCAGTGATAGGGGTAGAGTTGATTTTCTTAGACATAGTAATGTCCTCCTTAAAAATATTTTATTGTACCCGTAGGGGTTGGGATGGGGTTTTTAATAGGATACCCCTTCAAAACCTATGTAGTGTATATTAGTCCCAGTCTGTAACATCGAGTTCTTCAGTAGTTACAGAGAAGTCTGTTATCGAGAATCCAGCGACATCGTCGGCGGATTTTATGTAGTCGATTGCTTCTTCCAAGTCTTCACCTTCCATAGGAACGTATTCGTCATCCTCGTTGGTGGTGTAGAGGTGGAGTTTGAGGGTTACGGTAGGACACTGGATAGTCTTTCTGTTCTTCTCGAACACGATTTCCTTAACGAGGTCGAGTATTCTAAACTGACTTTCCGTGACGAGATCTATGTTGTAGTCGTTACAGGATTTTCCAGACTCACCGTCGATGTTGTTAAAGAGGGTACGGAGTTCGTTAATGGTTTCGGGGGTTAAAGTGATAGGGTTTTTCATAGTAGGTATTTCCTTTCGTTATTATATGTGGTATCTTATGTATATATTATAACATATAGTTATTACGTTCGTATTGGGTTTTTATTAACAATTTATGAATTTTATTTTTACTCGTTAAAATATAAATTCTAATTGTTTTTTATTAATTACCGTTCCTTTATCTTATGTATATATTATAACATATTTCGTTCGAAAAATCACCCGTCAAAATGACTCAATTATACCCGGTATTACTATACAACTTTTAGTTATTTTATCCACCACCCACCATCTCAAACAATTTTGAAATTTTCCGGGTGGGGTGACCATCAAAAATCACGATAACTCTAACTCGCGCGGGGCTAAAAAAAAAATTGACCCTGAGGTATTTTTGGGGTCAATTTTCTTTGTAATAATACGACTGTAATAATTTGTAGATACTAATTTCTAACATTGAGTTGGGCTTCCACAAGGGGTCTAACTACTCGTTCGAGGAAATCGTCGAACAGCTGCATCTCGCGTGATAGCGAACGGAAACTACCCCTATGGCCATAGGTCGCTTGATGTGCAACTGTATACCGAGTTAATCTTCGGCCTTCACGTGCAGCTAAGTCTTCTTCGGAACCTCGAGGGTACCTAATCTCGAAAGCGGTTCTGGCGCCACCGCCATCGCCTTTCTCGAGGAAACCAAAGTTCCAAATACACATGACCTTGACTCTTTCCGCGGATACATCTATACCCAGCGCGCGGCTGAAAGCCCGGATTTCTTTTTCCCAAAGCCCCCATACCTCGGCGCAACTTAAAACGCGGAGCCAAACGCGTCCTACGCGGTTGCAGTAGGCCATGTCCTTGTATTTGGTTAATTCAACTAGGCCGATGTAGTGTTTTCTGTCGTTCATTTACCTTGTCCCCCAACCAGTCAGTTTACAAAAATTTTAATTTTTTGTTTTAGTCCTCTTGCTTTTTCCCTAAATATATTATATAATATAAGTAGAAAAAAAGCAAGCGTACTAAAATAAAAAATGATAGAAATTTTGAAAGGAGGCAACCCACAAAATGGAGCCTAAATTTACTTCCAGTAAAAATTGTGCTGTTTGTAAGCATCCGGATAGAGATGCAATTGAGGCTGTTCTTTTTAGGATGACTCCCAAGAACGCCGAGGATTTGCTTGAACAGCTTTCTGAGGCGTATGATATAGATATAGAGGAACTTGAGCGGCATGCGATGTTCCACGCGTGCATGGATCTTTCGCCTCAGGGTGAAGAGACTTCCATTGTAAGACAGATCAAGCTCAGAGAAACTGATTTGCTCGGTCAGGTGGCTAAGGAGTATGCAGATACCCTTGCACTTGTAGGTGCGCGTATCAGAACAAAAGCACGTAATGAGTCTGATAGTGATGGTATGGACGACACTCGTTTTGAGCGTTCTATGACCAAGAGCCTCGTCGAGTTGTACCTTGGTTGTGGTGATAACGTTCGTAAAACCATCAAGGAAATCACTGACATCAATCAGATTCTTAATGGTCCTAAGGACGATGGTCTCTCGGGCCTTGGAGCTCTTGCTGCCGCTATTGCAGGTTCTAAGCCTAGCGCGCCTACCATCTTTGATCAGGAGGGCGGTGAGGACTAATGATTCAATGGGCAACTTTTAGCCCTAAGGCATTAGATTTCCTCTCGAACTCCGATGCGCGTGTAAACATTCTTCACGGCTCTGTTCGTTCCTCTAAAACCATAAATTGCACAGTACGTTGGTTGGATTACCTTATGAACGGCCCTCAGGGCGACCTAGCCATGTTGGGTAAGACAACCGCTACTCTGCAACGAAACGTTTTGAACGACTTGTTCGACATAGTAGGACCTAAAAATTATAAGTGGCTAAATAGACAGCAGGGCGAACTCCAAGTATTCAAGCGTCGTATTTATTGCTTTGGTGCAAATAATGAGGATGCTGAGTCCAAGATTCGTGGTGCAACTTTCGCAGGAGCTTACTGCGACGAGGCTAACCTTTATCCGCAGTCTGTATTTAATCAGTTAATGGCCCGTATGTCTATAAAGGGTGCTAAGTGCTTTTGCAACTGTAACCCGGACAACCCTTACCATTGGTTTTACACGGACTACATAACTAACGATACAATTAAAGATAAGAAGGTTTGGCAGTTCTTAATGGACGACAATCTTTCGCTTGACCAGGATTACATCGAGTCTCTTAAACAGATGTACACAGGTGTATGGTATGAGCGTATGATTGAAGGTAAATGGGTTGCGGCTGAAGGACGTATCTATGATATGTTCAATGACAAGACTCATATGATCGATACTCAAGCGTTTATCAAGTCCAGTGGCCTTAATCCTAAGGCTATCAAGTGGATAGTTGGTTGCGACTATGGTACAGCGACTGTTATGTCCTGGGGCTTGTATGGTAGACTTCCTAATGGAACCTATCTGAAGGTCAAAGAGTACTACTATGACGCAATGAAAATGAAGGCTCAGAAAACTGACGGCGAGTTCGCAGACGAGTTCGATGTTTGGCTAAAGCAGTCAGGTGTTAAGCCTTGGGCAATATTCTGCGACCCTTCAGCAGCGTCGTGGAAGACCGAGTTGATGCGTAGGGGCTACGTTGTGTTGAACGCGAATAACGATGTTATTAATGGTATTCGTCAGGTCGCAACTATGCTGAACACCGGCAAGTTCTATATCGATAAATCGTGTGTGAATACTAAGATGGAGTATTCCACATATTCTTGGGATCCTATGGCTCAGAAACAGGGCAAGGACAGGCCTATCAAAGAGCACGACCACACGTGCGATACAGATAGATACGTAGTATACACTGACACGCTAAATGGTATGTCAGGTGTATACCGAGGATGATTAATAGGAAGGAGGAGAAAATAGTGTTATATATTAGTGGTAGTAACATTAAAATGACTCGAGGAGATACCGTTTATTTAACAATACCGTTAAAGTTAAGTACAGGTGCTGAAGCATATGAAATGCAGCCTGGAGATACTTTGACATTGTCAGTAAAAAGATGCACTCGTGACGATGAATACCTTCTTCAGAAAGTTGTAGATGGAGACAATACAATTCACATAGAGCCGATCGATACTTCGTCATTACCATTTGGTAAGTTCAAGTATGACGTCGAGCTTGTTACATCTGATGGTGACGTATTTACTGTAATACCTTCAAGCACGTTTGAGTTGCTTGAGGAGGTGACCTGTAGATGATTATAGAAAAGCATATAGAAGGTACAGTAGCCGTGAAAGGTGATATTTCAGGTGATGTATTACCTTCAGGTACGATTGAGGGTAACGTTGGTATGGGAGCACCTACAGGTTCTAAGAACGCTGTTTTATATGTTGAACAGGAACTTACACAAGAAGAAAAAGCACAAGCAAGGCGAAATATCGGTGCGGTGAGCGAAGAATACGTCAATGGTTTATTTGAGAAATTAAACTCCAGTAAAACATTGGGATTTTATTGTGTTGAAGACGTAACAATTATCACAAATGGCGTTTCTAAAACATATCCCGCAAACTCAAATGTTGAAATTTCATTTACAGAGGATGATGTATTTGAAATTGTTCCAACATCAAATAACTCCATTTTAGCATTAAATGCATTCCCCGGTGCTTTGGGAACATTTCACCCTTGGTTGGAAGGTGTAAAACAATTCTCAAGCATTTTGTTTGATATGAATGATGTAGATATGTATTCCAAGTGGAGTCAAGGTAATCAAGGCGCATATCAAGTACAATATGCACAATACACAAATTGTGTTTTTTGGAGTGACAACCCATATGTCAGCGATGTTGCTAAAAGAACAAATTACACATTATTCTATTCGTCACAATTACCGTTATGTTATTCAACCATTCCCGACAATACATTTAAAGCCTTTTATCTTGCTTTCGGTGTAAATAGTGACCCTAACTGGGGAAACAAGACATATCGAGATAGTTTCGCAAAAGCGACATGGGCAACTCAAGTATTTAGTTATTATGGTGCAAGAACAATTGGTATTTTCGGACATGATGACCCCGATTTTAATATCGTATTACCTAAAGATTGTCGAGGTTTAATGTGCGAGGCAACGGCTATTGAAAACGCTGGTACATTTGATGCTATTAACACAACTAACTTTGGTGCAAAACAGGGAAGTTGGAGAGATGCTTTTCGAATGTGCTATTCTTTAAGAAATTTATATATAAAAAATCTTACAGTTAATTTAAATATATCATGGTCACCAATAAACTATGAATCTATTTATTTTATTATTTCAACGGCCGCAAATACCAAAAAAATAACAATATCCGTTTCTCCATACACATATAATCTATTGAGTTCGTCTGATTTTGATTTGGCTAAGAGTAAAAACATTACCATAGAACTACTTACTGCGAATTATGTTGAAGATAAACGGTTAAGCGATATTGCCAATAAAGCAGATAAGACTTATGTGGATGAAATTGCGAGCAGAATTCCAACTGATGACCACATCAAGGAACTTATCAATGCTGTACTATCTTTGCATCAATCCTGACGGTGAAATCAGTATTGTCCTAAAGTTAAAACAATATAAACAACTACGTAATAAGGAGGAGCAGCCATGCTTTATAATATGGATTGGTTACAGCCTGGGAAGCAGTTCCCTCCTTCTGCTGAAAGGGAACGAATTGTCAGATATCACCAGAACGCAAGATTGTTCGATGGCGATCATTTCGACGATCCAGATTTTCGTTCAAGAGTGCCTGCAGGTGTAAGTGCAGAAGTGCATGTCAACCTGTATGCTAAATGTGCAGAAAGAATTTCTAGAATCATTGGTAACTTTGAGGAAGTCATTTCTTTCCCGGTGCTCCTGAACTACCAGAGACTTATGACTCTGAAGGTTGCGGATCTTGTATGCGGTGAGCATCCTACGATCTCGGGTGTAACCCCTAAAGAGAATGCAGCTATCAAAGATGTGCGTGATACAGCGGACTTTGACGCCAAGCTTTATGCTACTGTAATTGACATCAGTAGATACGGCGATGCTGTTTGGCGCGTGTACAAAGATTATGATAGTAAGATGAACTTCACACCTTGGGATCCTACACAGTGGTATCCCATAGTGAAGCAGGACGGTACTAACTCAATCATAGCACACTGTCTGTGCTGGATCGAGAATAAGTCAAAGGATGCTTATCGTCCTGACTATTATCTCCATGCGCAGATCCATTCGGTTGAGAAGCCCGGATCTTATACCTACACGGTATATAAGATGGACGCTGATGGTGCAACTATCAAAAAACAGGAAAGTTCTAAATCAATAAACACTGGACTAAAACAGTGTGCCGTACATCATCTTAAGGCTTTCATGACTACCAGCGGTATTTATGGTTATGATGACTATATGCCCTTGGATAGCATACTCGCAGAGATTATGACTCGTGTGGGTCAGATTTCAGCTATTCTTGACAAGCACGCGGATCCTAACATCACGGGCCCCGTGTCCATGTTAGAGATGAATCAGGATACAGGAGAATACGAGCTTAAGACTGGTAAGTTCTACGCAGTATCTCCTGGAGAGGAAAAGCCTGAGTACATGACCTGGGATGGTCAGTTGACTAGTGCGTTCAAACAGCTTGAATTTCTTGTTAACCAGCTGTATATTCTCAGTGAGATGGGAGCTGCTCTCTTGGGAGGCCAGGATGGATCTTCACAGGCGATCAGTGGTACAGCAATGAGATTCAAGATGGTAAACCCTTTGGCGAAGGTTCGTAGAATTGCAAATTCACTTTCTCGTCCAGTACGCCAGCTGTTCTCGGTACTTAGTACCACTGCCGAAGTGGACGAGTCGGAGTTTGAAAGCCCCGATATCACGGCGCAAGCGCCTAATGAGTCCACTGCGCAACCTAACGCGCAAAGCGCGGTTGTTGCACCTCTCATACTTCCTATTCCTTACAGAAAGATTTCTGTATTCTGGGAAGACGGTTTACCGGATGATCCTAGAGAGAATATCGAGAACTGTAAGCTCGCTACAGGTGCAACTAAGATGATGCCTCTTGAAAAGGGTATCATGGAGTTCTTTGGAAGGTCTAATGAAGAAGCTCTTCAGTGGATTTCACTTATCCGTAAGGAAACTGAAGAGAACATGCTTTCGACACAGACGCCTGAGGAAGATAATCCTAATAAACCTGGACCTCAAGATGGTACAGGTGTGAACCCCGCTAAGAAGGGTTCGGACACTGGTTTAAAGAGTTTTCACAGTCCTACTAATCAGTAAGACGTGAACCTTTAAGATAAAATAGCCGACAGGGCGTAAAACTGGGAGGATATAAAATGCCTACAATTCAAGAAACTTTGCGAAAGAATCTTACACCGGAAGTTTATGGGCAGGTCATGGACGCTCTTGGAGATGACTTCGATTTCGACCTCGTGCCGAGAAGCCGTCTTAACAAGGTCATCAAGCAGAGAAATGATCTGCGCGAACAGCTTGCAGGGAATTCGCAGAACCCTGGCATCGATGATGACGATGAAGGTGCAGGAGCACCCGCTACCAAGACTGGTAACGGTACCCAGGATGTAGATATCAAGGCGCTGCAGAAACAGCACAAAACCGAGATAGCTAACCTGGCAATCAGATACTCAGCGCTGGATAAGCTGAGGGCTGCTAAGGCAAAAGACCCCGAACTCATTCTTAAGGCAGGCTTGCTCGACACCAAGGGAGCTAAGGTTTCCGATGACGGTGTAGTGACTTGGCCTACTGGAGAGAATGACCCCTTCGAAGCTCTTACTAAGAATGAGTCCTACAAGTACTTGTTCGATGGTGAGGCTGCTCCTGCTAAGAAACAGGAAGAAGGCACTCAGGTAGGCGCTGGCAATGACGTACCTGCAGGAACGGGTAAGGACTCGGGATCTGGAGCTGATGGTGGCAAGAACCAACTGGATGCTATGCTTGACCAGGCGATGGGCATGGCCTCTGGTATTACACCAATCGAATAATCGCCTAAATATTTTAAAAAGGAGTGTACAAAAGTCATGCCTAATGATATGACCAATCTGTATCAGACTAAGGTAGTACCTAGACTGTATCAGCAGTACTACCAGGGCGCATTTACCAGCTTCATGGAGAACAACGCTATCGGCGTTGAGTACAAGGGCGGTAAGTACGTAATCATGTCCGAGATGTCCGTTGACGGTCTCGGTAACTATGATAGAAACCTCGGTTTCGTCCGTGGTAACGTTACTGGCTCTAAGAAGCAGTACGAGATGACCATGGACCGTGGCCGTGAGTTCCTTATCGACGTCGCTGACAACGACGAAACCGGTTTCCTTGTAAACGCAGGTTCCGTAATGTCCGTGTTCCAGAACGAGCACGTTATCCCTGAGATTGACGCTTACCGTATCAGCAAGCTCTTCTCGATCGTAAACACCAACGCTGCAGGCAACGTTAAGGCAGAGAACATCAATCCCAACGAGATCACCTACACCCTTGCGGACGACATCGCTGCTCTCCGCGACAAGGTAGGCAATGTTCCTCTTGTTATCATGATGTCCGGTCTCACCCAGAAGTACTTCGGTCGTGAGTTCCTCCACAACCTCGACTACGTAAACTTCGCACGTGGTGCTCTCAACACTAAGGTTAAGGCCCTCGACGGCGATCCCTTCATGATCATCCCCAGCGCACGTATGAAGTCCGCTTACACCTTCTACGACGGTCTTACCGCCGGCCAGGAAAAGGGTGGCTTCGTAGCTGCTTCTGGCGCAAAGGACATCAAGTGGATCATCATGCCTGCATCTGCAGCTATCGCAGTTGCAAAGATCGACAAGAGCCGCGTCTTCGATCCTAACACCTACCAGGGTGCACATGCATGGAAGACCGACTACCGTATCTTCCACGACCTCTGGATGACTCCTAACGGTTACAACAACACTATCATCCGTACCGGTGATATTGTTGCGCCTGCTACTGGTGAATAATCACAAGTCGAGGACCAGATAATCCAAAGGAGGTAATCTAAATGGCATTCCCTACATTGCCTGAATATATCACAGGCGCGTATGCCACTGCGTACATTGCCGCCTGTCCTACGGAGGTAAAGCAGAGATTTGCTGACCTCCAGAAGAAGAGGGGAATCACGATCCCCAATGATTCAAAGGTGCTTCGCACCGAGCAGCTTAAGCTGTTTATGGACGCTATCTGATAAGGAAGGAGGTTGAGTCCAATGAGTGAAGTAGTTGGTTACGTAACATTGGAAGAAGCGAATGCATATGTAACAGGCCATTTTATGAGCTCGAACATGACGCGTGTAGCGTGGGAATCTTTAAGCGATGCCGATAAGCTGGTTCTGTTGCGCAACTCATATCGGGCGATTGAGATGCTGACTTTCAGAGGTCGCAAGACCGACGCGACTCAACCTTCGGCTTTTCCCAGATGGCCTTCGACTGATGTGCCTGTCCAGATTAAGGATGCCCAGGTCGCTAACGCGATTGTTCTTGCAGATGAATCCTCTCAGGATGATATTGCCTATTATGATAGACTCCGCACCTTTGGTGTTAAGAGCTATCATATAGGTAACTTGTCCGAGACGCTTAACACACCTGCAGAGGGCGCTTCGGCTTCTTCCTATCAAGGAATTTACTCCCAGGAAGCCGTGAGACTTTTAAGTCCTTGGCTTGGAGGAGGTTTTAAGATAGTATGAGTCGGATGACAAAATACCTTAAACAAAAGTGTACTTACGAGAAAGCCAAGCGCGATAAGAATGGTGAGATCTTACATGATAAGTTCGGTGAACCTCTGTATGAGGATTCCGAAACTATCAAGTGCAGACGAGAAGAAACTGTTCAGGATGTACAGACGAACACAGGAGCAATCCTGAAAAGCTCAACACGCTACTTTACGGACGACAAACACTCAATACAAGCAGGCGATAAACTGGGAGGTAAACCTGTACTTAAAGTACAAGAGTATATTAACCAGTTTGGGTCTGCGGAAGGGTTTGAGAGCTATGTCTAAGAAAGGTGCGTCTGCTACAAGCCAAAAAAGCGTACAGGACGCTCGTAAGAACTTAACCAGTTTCCTAAAGAAGCTGGACACAGTTCCCATTGAAGAGCTTGAAAAATCTGCGCAACGTATCAAAACGGAAGCCATTGCTAAAGTGCCGTACCGAACCGGTAAGCTCGAAAGATCTGTATACGTAAGAGTATCTAAAGATAAGAAGAGACCCGGTATCGTAGCAGGTGCTTCCGCCCGTAGTAAAGACGGATACAATTACGCAGGTATTCAGCACGAAAATGAGAGCTATCAACACACTAAAGGACAGGCACATTATATCAGCGAGCCGTTTAACGCCGAAGTTAAGAGGCTCAAACAACGCATCCACAGGAGGTTGAAAATAAACAATGGTAGCTGAAAAGATCTATGATCTGTTGCCCCAAGAGTGGCCCTTGGTTATAGGAGACCTCCCTTCAGCCGCGGATGTCGCTGTAGGTATAGTAGAGTATGATGGTGCAACTTCCACCGAGTTCTTCGGTGCAACTAATAAGTCGCTGTTTAATCCAGTTATCAAGATTGTGATTAGACATACATCATACTCTGAGGGGCAAACGTGGGCTGATGAAGTTAAAAACGTGCTTCACAGATACCACAACGAGGATATTGGAATTCTTAGTTGTTTAATAGCTGGGGTTCCTATATATCTCGGAAGAAATGAACAGAAACTTCACGAGTTTCAGGTAACGTTTAATATTTCTATAAAGGAGTGATCGTGCTATGGCATCTAACGAAAAGCCCTATACTGGTCTAACCGCCAGTGTAAAAGTTGGCTCTGGTGAATCTGCGAAGGTCATTGCTTATATCTCGGGTGTTGATCTTTCCCTTGAGAAGGAGATCATCGAGATCCTTGCATTCGGCATGACCTACAAAGAGAAGGTTCCCGCTGTTAAGGACTGGAGTGCTTCTATCGAAGGTACTGCGGCTCTTGCAGTAGGTGGTACTCAGAAAGAGTTCTATGATGCTTTCGAATCTGGTGATCCTCTTACCTTCGGTATTTACCTCGACGAGGATAACTATTTCGAAGGTACTGGATATGTATCCAGCTTTGAAGTATCCGCATCTCCCGACGACAAGATTTCTCTGTCGTCCGAAATTGCAGGTTCCGGTGCAGTTGTACTGAACCTTGCAACCGCCGGTTAATAACTAATAAAGCCCCAGGGGCCTTCGGGGCTCTGGGGCTTTGTATATAAATAAAATTTAGGAGGAAAATCATGTTGACCGTAAAAATCAACGGAGTGGAATATCCGCTCGCTACTACACTTCGTGTTGCCTACAAAGTTCAGGGACAGCACAACCACAAGCCTTATACCGAGGTTTTCAAAGACATCGGTAATATGCACCTCGAGGATCAGATCGGCATTCTTTACGCCGCTTTCGAGTGTGCTAATCCCGACCAGATCTTCGTGATCAAGCGTCAGGACTTCCTTGAGTCTTATCTCGACACTTACAACCTCAAGATTATGATGTCTCACATCCAGGAAGTTATCAAGGGCATCATGGGTGAAGATTTCTTCGAAGAGGAAGAGACCGAAGGTGCAACTAACACCGAAGGTGAAGAAGTAAAAAACTAACAGGCCACACGTGGCTCGATTTGTTTCGAATTGGAGCGCAGTGTGGTTTAAAGCCCAATGAGGTTCTGGACATGTCGTTAGACGTGTTAAAGGCTGTAATTAAAGGATATTCTGACCACATATTTGATTTACAGCTTGTGGCTGTACATCAGGGATATTGGTCAGGATACTACAGCAGGGCTAAGAAACCTAAGAACCTCGAAACTATATTGAAGAAACTGTTCAAAGCTAAGGAAAAGAGCACAGAGAGTCCCTACAAGCAAAAGAAAGTAGAGGACGTCGATGTGGAAAGTTTCTTGGCAAAGGAACGTATGCGTTTATCTAAAATGAAATAACAGAGGGAGGTGGTTTAGTTGGCTGACGAGAAGGAAAAAGTCTTATATGAATTTCAAGGCGACGTAAGTTCCCTAAAAAAGACTACGCAGGATGCTATGGGGTTGCTGGATAAATTCCAGGCAACTATGAATAAGCTCAACTCCGACGGTATTGTAAAAGCTTCACAGCGAGCTCAATCTGGTTTTCAGAATTCTGTAAACAAGATGACCAAAGGCGTTGCAGCAGTTCAGAAGAAACTCAACGCTGTTGGCGACGTAAGAATGCCTCAGGGTACTGAAGCGTTTAACGCTGCTAAGGTTGCGACCGATACACTCTCAAGCACACTAGACAAACTTAATTCCTCTAATGCTATTACAACAAAGAGCCTGAACGAGTTAAAGGCTGGTTTGAATAATGCTACTGCAGGACTCAAGAGCGCTGGACCTTCTTTCGATAACCTGGTTGCGAAGGAAGAAAAGTTCCAGCAGCGTCTTGTCTCCATCGAAGGCGTCGCGAATAAGTTCGCCTCTACTTTCTATGGTGCAACAGATAAGGTGAAAGGCACCTTTGATTCCATGTGCGGTGCAGTTGGTAAAAAACTGGATGCACTGGGAGCTAAATTTGAACCGATGTCCTCGAAACTCCAGGGCTTTAAGGATAAAGCCGTTATTGCTGGTAACAGAGTTTCACAGGTATTTTCTACCGTAGCAGCTGCGTTCCGCAGAACGTCAGATGGTACAGAAGGTGCCTCGCGATCACAGACTCGCTTCGGTAAGGTCCTTGATAGTATTAGGGAAAAACTTAGTAAGCACACAAAGCAGTTAAAAGAAACATCTGACGGCTACTCGGACATGGAGGAATCATCCGAAAGTGCTTCCGCTTCTATGGTGGCAGGTGCAGGCTCTCTTGCATCGTCTATGGGAGCCGTTGGAAATATTGTAGGAGGAATAGTAGATTCCTTCTTTGCTCTTGCAGGTGTCCAAATAGGTGACTTGCTCGCAGATGGTGCAAAAGGCGCTATTGACTACGTCGAGAACTTGAACTTGTTCAAGGTAGCGATGGGCTCCTCAATTGACAAGGGCTCGGCTTTTGTTGACCAGATGCAAGAAGTTTATGGTATGGACCCGAGTAACATTTATCGTTACGCCGGTTACTTCTACCAGTTGACTGACGCCATCGGAATGAGCGAAGACGCCTCCGCAACTATGTCCTTGTCAATGACCAAGGCAGCGAATGACCTTGCTTCGTTGTTCAACACGGACATTCAGACAGTTGTAGATGACCTGGCTTCCGGTATGCAGGGTATGACCAAATCCGTTAGAAAATACGGTATGGACATTCGTGCAACCACCCTGCAGCAGACCGCACTTAAGTACGGTATTGAAGGTGAAGTCGAAAGCATGTCCGAGGCTAATCGCCAAGCACTGCGTTACATTACCATGCTTGAGCAGGCACAGAATGCGTTGCACCAGACCTCGAGCGCAGTAGACGGCACGTCTTCTGAACTTGGCGACTTTGCTCGCAATATCGAATCGCCGGCGAACCAGCTTCGTATCTTCAAGGAGCAGATGTCGCAACTTGGCCGTGCGATCGGCAACTTTATAGTTGCACCTTTGTCTAGGGCTCTTCCGTACATTAACGGCTTTGTTATGGCCCTGCGTACGCTGGTGAACTTCTTGGCTACGATCGCTGGTGTATCTGTAAAGGCAGGTTCGTCACTAAGTAGTGCCGGTGAGTCAGCTGAAGATGCAGCGTCTGGAGTAGGCTCGATTGGTAATGCAGCAGATAAGGCTTCCAAGAAGCTTAAGCAGCTAATTGCCCCCTTCGACGAGCTTAATGTCCTTCAGGAATCCTCTGGTGATGATGTTAATGTCGACATTAGTGCGGATGCGCTTGATCCTGCACTTGCACAGGCACTTGCGGAAATGGAGCTCAATCTCGAGAACATTTCCATGAAGGCCAATAAGGTGCGCGATGACATCTTAGGCTTCCTCGGGCTACAGGTAACTACAGATCCTATCACAGGAGATCAGATTATCCAGTGGGATAGAGAGGCCTTCATGGCTAACGTCATGAGCAGCCTAGACGCCTTCAAAAACTGGTTTGCTGATCTTTCACCTATCACTAAAGCTATTGTAACAGTTGCCGGAGTAGTAACTGGTATAGGAGCTTTAGGCGGTATTGTAGCCAAAGTAAGCGCTGCACTTCCTGTATTGTCGAACGCTCTAAGTGCAGTAGCAAATGGCTTTAGCGCTCTGATTAGCCCTGCAGGCCTTATCATAATCGCGCTAACTACTCTGCTTATCTTTAGTGAAGACTTCCGAAGTGCTTTCGTAGAACTGTTCTCTCAAGTAGGAGCGTCTCTTATGGAATGGGGCGGTATCCTTGCTGGAGTATTTACTCAAGTAGGTACTGACCTTGTTGCGATGTGGGATACGCACATACTTCCTACGATCCAGGCCATCGGAACGGCGCTCGCGCCCGCGCTCGAGACTTTAGGTTCTCTGTGGGGCAACCTATCGACAATTGTTTCCGATGTTTTCATGAAAATCGGAACTCTGTGGTCTACGGTTCTCAAGCCTATTATCGAGGGTGCTCTGGAGATAATCCAAGACCTTGCTAATAAGGTTAGATTACTGTGGGAACAGTGTGTAGGACCTGTAATTGAATACATCGGTGCTGGTCTCGAAGATCTATGGCTTAACACGTTTAGTCCTGTAATAGACAGCATTATCGGCCTCCTGGGCGAGTTCTGGGAAATGATAATGGCTTTGTGGAACAACGTACTCAGTCCTCTTGTTGACTGGATGATAACTCAGTTCGGCCCGCTAATCGAAAAAGTATTTAAGGGTATCTGGGATTTCATAGAGCCTATAATAGCCAATATAGGTGATGCTGTAGGCGGTATTGTTACAATCTTCAGAGGACTAATTAAGTTCCTTACAGGCGTATTTACAGGTAACTGGAAGAAAGCTTGGAACGGCATCAAGGAAGCCTTCAAGGGTGTCTGGGATACCTTTGTAAATATCGTAAAAGTACCTATCAACTTGATTATAGGTATAATAAACGGTCTTATAGGTGCTGTCGAAACTGGCATAAACTGGATCATTGGAGGTATTAATAATATTTCCTTCGATGTACCTGATTGGGTGCCCGGTATCGGTGGTAGTACCTTTGGTTTCAGCATACCTAAGGTTAACTGGGGTAGAATTCCTTATTTAGCTAAGGGTGGTGTTGTTACAGGACCTACTCCCGCTATGATCGGTGAGGGTAAGTACGACGAGGCGATTATTCCTCTGGATGATAGCCCTCAGATGAATGACCTGATTAACAAGATCGTTGAAGCGATCGACAAGGACGACCCCGATCCTCAGCCTGTAGAAGTTAAGGTCTACATCGGTGACAAGGAATACGACGCATACACATACAAGGCCTCTGAGAGAGGTAAGAAAATAGTAGGTAAACAGCCTATTAAGATTGGAGGATAACCAAATGGAACTGCACGTGAATGATAGACCGAGGACCATGTTCTCTATGCAGGCTCTTGACGGCGGCCAGACCATTTGGTTGCCCAATCCTGACAACCCCTCGGCAGAGAATCTTATATCAACGTTAGTAAATTCTGGGCGAAATGCTAACGCAATCGTAACAGCCCAAAAGATAGGTAGAGACCAGGAAAAGACGTCATTAACCTGGAGCTTCCTGAACAAGGACGAGTGGGAGGAACTCCTGCGTTTCTGGGACAAAAACTTCTTTTTCAGCTTTACCTATTACAGCCGCGTTAAGGGGCAACGTATAACGCGTAAGTTCTATATAGGCGATAGAAAGGACAAACCTTTTGATATCGACCCCGATGGTATTCCTATTGCTTATCGCGACTGTTCAGCAAATGTAGTTGACACAGGGGAGGGATCTTAATGGCATTAGAAGTTTCTAACCAGTGGAAAGAATCAATCAAAGGTCAGTTCCGTTACCCGGGGTATCTAAAGGTCCTCCTAGCTTTAGTGCCGGACGAAATACGCGAAGGCGCAACAGCCTCAACGCTTCAAACGGAAGGGATCTCTTCCACTGTGCAACTTACCGACGGTGTGTCGGCAGGCCGCGAGCCTGTCGCCACCTTCGAGAAGAACCGTTGGAGAGGGGATGGTAAACAATACCTCCCCTCGCCTACGGCGAGTAACAACAAAGAAATTGAATGGTGGTCTAACACTATTAATTTCGACGAAACACATCCCATAGAGCTGTCTTTTACTTTTAGCGATATCTTCACTTTCGCGGGCTTGTTTGTTACTTGGGATACAGAAACAAACTCGTGGCCTACAGATTGGGAAGTTGTCGGATATAAGCAAAACGGTGCAGAGCAAAGATATCGCGTAACAACTACACGTAGCTCCGACGAGTTTGCTGAAACTCCTATGGATGATGTTGTAGGTATAACCATAAGAATATTCAAGTGGAGTAAGCCCGATTGGCGCGTTAGAATAAATGAAGTTACTTTTGGTACGTATTTGAATTTTTCCAATGATAATATTACCAAAGCAAGTTCATCCGTAGCTGTATCCCCTACGATGGAGGAATTACCTACGTGCCAGCTCTCCTTCACTTTCAATAACTACGATAAAGCTTTCGACCCTCAAATACAAAGGGGTTACGCAAAATATCTTACGCGTAAACAGTTACTTAAGGCCCAATGGGGATTTGAGACCACGTACGGTAACATCGAGTGGATGGAGCCTTGGCCTCTGTATCTGAACAGCTGGCAGATACCTGCAGATACTCCTGAAGTTACACTTACCGCCCACAGCCGTTTGAGTTTCATGGATACAGAATATATCAAAGGTGTGTATGATGGCCAGAAACACAACATGTATGACCTCACGATACACATCCTAGAAAATTCGAATATCATAAAAGAAACGAACCCCGAGATTCCGTGGGAAATTGCCCAGACGCTTAAAAACTTCTACACGCGCGCGCCCATGCCTATCTCCGCAACTAACTCGCTGTTGCAGCTGATAGCGAATGCTACCGGACATACGCTCGACACTAACTTGCGCAACGGATTCATTCGTATCAGGCAGCCTGTAACAGAAACAGATTACTCTGTAGGAGTTGCGCAACAGATGGGCGATCCGTCCTTCGAGATTCAGGATAGACTGAAAAGCGTTAAGGTAGGCCTTCATTCGTTCGGCCCTGCAGGCAAAGAGACTGAGGTGTATAAGACCGAGCTTATTCTAAATGATACTACAGAAATTGTATGCTACTACAACTCTGATAAAATCGTTAGAAATCCTAAGGTGGCAATCACCGGAGGTGTAGGTCAGACTGTTGCGACTTACGCACGAGCAATGGTTTTAAGGGTAGAACCTAAATATACCAATGTACCAGTTATAATCACTATTACTGGCGAGGTTATCGAAGAATCCGTTACAATGCTTGAGATGTACAACGATCCTAGAATACCGAGAGGTGTTGAGATCGAGGTAGACAACGAGCTTATAACCGAAGTAGAAACCGCTACGTATTTAGCAAACTATCTGGTAGGATATTACAAGAGGCGTAATCACATGAGTGTGCCGTATCTAGGATATCCTGAGCTTGAGGCTGGCGACCGAATTAGCATTCCTACTAATTACGGCGCAGACGCCGGCGATATAGTAAGTGCTAAGCTTACGTTTAACGGAGGTTTTAGCGGCTCTCTAAAAGTAGTATCAACCAAGGAGGAACAGCATGTGGACACAATCCAAAGTTAATTGGAGAATAGCTGATTACTTTAACATCGAGGACTGGCAGCGCATCCGAAATAATCTGGAGTACCTGCGCAACTGGCTGCTTAATGCAGGATTTGAACCCCAGCCCCTCCTTGATACAGATACAGGCCGAGGCTATGAGGAACTTCCCTATGTACACCTTGTGAATAATATGGAAGAAAATCTCGCGAACCTGCAAGAAGCTTTCGGAGTGAAGTTCACCGAGGATGTTGCCCAGAAGACCTGGTATGACCGCCTCGATATGATGTACCGGAGCAATCCGTCTTACGTTGACTGGAATAGATGGGAAACTATTCTCTTGCGTGTATATGAATCCATCCAGTACATCGATACTTATATATTCTCACAGATCAGCGGTACCTGCTATAGTGGCTCGGAACGTACGCTGATAAGATTCTCAAGAGGGAGGTAACAAAATTGAAAGACGAAGTTTTACAAAAAGCGATAGAGACTGATACCTCAGTTATACCTCGCTATGATATCATCCTTCCGGATGGTACTAAAGTTGCGGAGAATGTGCAACTTGTGTTGAAAAACGCTATTCTCGCGGCAGGCACTCCTTTGAACCGGCAGACTATGCTGAAGGATTCTACTGCAGAACTGTATGGCATGGATGCAAATGCATTACCCGACGAGGTATTGCTAGCCATTAGAAACTCCGCGAGCTACTGCCCTAAGCTTAAGATATACAGCGTACCTGGTGCAACCATCGAGGTGCAGGGGGCTAACGCATCCACAGCGGCAGCTACGTATACAGTACCTACGTCCGGTGTGCTCACGATAGACATTTTAACCTACGGTACTTACAGAGTCTGTGCAACTATAAGCGGTACGCGAACCGCGGATAAGTATATTGATATCAGTGAAACCAAGCAGTACTCTGTGGAAGTCTTCAGCTATGTAACGTACGTTAAATTCACAGTCACGCAGGAAGTAGGTGCAGCTATAGTAGCTATACACACTGATGGTTCAGTAGCTAATGGAGTTGTAGGTGCCGATAAAACGTGTACCATCGCGTTGTACAAGACAGGTTCATGGAGCTTTAGTGCCGAGTACGAAGGCACATATGCACAGACCGCATCTATTAACCCTGGAGAAGATTTAGGAGGTAAAACCTCTGAAAGAAGTCCCGCTTGGACAAAAATAGTAGTTAATACTACCTCAGGCGCAACTGTAACTATATCTAAGAGTGGTGTTTCTAAGAGTGCCATAAGTGTCGATGGATCTTGTACCTTCTGGGTACCTGCTAGTACAGATACTTGGAGCATTGCTGCTTCTCTGAATAATAAACATGGTAGTGGCTTTACCGCTCCTACGGCATACGGTACTAAAACCGTAGGTATATCACTATCTTAAAGAAGGAGGAAGGGTAACAATGAACTGGTGGCAAATATTCGCAACAGCCGGTATACCAAGCGGTCTCTTCGGGTTGCTAATCTGGTACTTCCAGAGACGAATGACTAAAGCTGAAAAGGCAAGAGAAGAGCAGCAGAAGAACCTCGAAAGCTTAGTACTTATGATGTTACAGAGTACACGTGCTAATTCTATTCTCTGCAAAGCAACTGCAGAAGCAGTAAGAGATGGACATTGCAACGGCAATATGTCTTCGGCAATGGAAAAAGTTGATAAAGCTGCTGACGCGGAGAAACAGTTTTTGCTCGAAAAGGGCATTAAATATATCTTTGAATAAGGAGGAAAACTTATGAAAATCAACTGGAAAGTAAGAGTCAAAAACCCTCTGTTCTGGGTGCAGGTAGGTCTTGCTGTACTTATGCCTATCTTGGCATATCTCGGTATCACAGCCGAAGACATGACCTCCTGGGGTATTCTTGGCGCAACTTTATTCGAAGCCGTTAAGAATCCTTATGTACTGGGTCTGGTACTTGTCTCTGTATGGAACGCTATCAACGATCCGACTACCAACGGAGTAAATGACAGCGACCTTGCAATGACATATACTGTACCTAAAAAGTAAAAAAAAAAATATGGCCCCTCTTCGGAGGGGCTATATTTTTATAATTTTTTCAATCCGTGTATCTGGAAATATCTGTAATGCTGATACGCATCCTTCGTATGCTCGGTCACACCCGAACATCTATC